GACACTTCACCAACCATCAGAAGAGATGGTACACCACTACAAGATGGTGACCTCTACTATGATAGTGCTGACCTCAGAACTTATGTCTACTACATTGACTCTCTTGGTCCTCAGTGGGTTGATGCTGCTCCACAAGCAATCATCCCTGACCTAAAGGTTGTTGTTGGTCCTAACAGTGAGTCTGTTGTTCTCAGCACTGGTTACTTAGACATCCAAGATGTAGCAAATGAGACATCAATCGGCATCACTACAATCAGTGCCGGTACTCCTCAGGTAACTATTGGACTCTCAACCAATGTAACTGTCTCTGGAAACCTCAATGTTATTGGTATCGCTACGGTAGGCACCTTGAGTGCTGGTGATATCTCTCTCAATGATATTAACGCCAACGGAAGCGTATCCATCGCCGGTTCTCTCACGATGGAACCAGCACCTACGGGTGTCGGTGGTGTCTACTTCGACAACTCTATTGTTGGTGTCGGCACACTAATCGTTGGGGATGACGTTGGTATTGGCGGCACCCTCTATATGCCCGGTAATGCTCTCATTGACGGAAACATCACCGGTTTTGGTGGAACTATCAGTGGTTATGCTCTTGTTAGTGCCTTACAGGTAGATACTAACTTCCTCAATACTCTAGACCTTCGTGCTGTTGGTTTTGCTACACTCGGCACACTAGAGGTCACTACAGACGCTAGTATTGGTCGTAACGTATCTGTTGGTGGTGCTTCTACCATCGTCGGTGATAGCACAACCTTCGGAGACGCTACCTTCAAGCAAGATGTCATCATCGAAGGTAGTCTCTTCACCGCTGGCGGTGGTGGCGGAATCAGCACCGATGGATCAACTGGTATCACCAGCACATCCATCAGCACACAGGACCTCTATGTTTCTGGTATTGCTACTGCTCAGACGGCAGACATCCTCGGCGACCTCCTGGTCCGAGGCAACGCTAGAGTTGTTGGTGTTGTTACTGCTGAGAACTTCGACTCCCTATCCGACATCAGATACAAAGAGAACATCCGTCCTATTGAGAACGCTCTCGATAAGGTCTCTGAACTCAACGGCATCCACTTCGACTACAAGCACAGTGGTAACAAGTCAATGGGTCTCATCGCTCAGGATGTTCAGAAGGTATTCCCAAATGCCGTCAACGGAGAAGATCCAATCTCAGTCAACTACAACGGCATCATCGGTGCTCTCGTAGAAGCAGTCAAGGAACTCAAGGAACAGAACGAGCAACTCAGAAAAGACATTGATGATATGAAGAAATCCTGAGGTCAATAAATACTAACGAGACAAGAGTATCTCCTGTTGTCTCGTACTAGTACAACTCAGGAGTAAATCCCGAATGGCATATTCGATTAATGGCTCTATTATCATTGATGATAGTAGAAATATTAGGAGTGCCGGTGTAGTTACAGCAACTACCTATTTCGGTGATGGAACACATTTAACTGGAGTCACTACGATTTCAGCAGATGGTGACAGCATCACCGGAGGTATCGCAACATTCCAAAGTGATGTTACGATTAGTCAGAATCTTACCATTGGTGGTGACATTTCGACTGCTCGTAACCTCAATATCACAGGTATTGCGACAGTAAACGACCTATACATCGACAACCTCCTATACGACTCTAACAGCAATGTTGGAGCAGCAGGTTCAATTTTAGTCACACAAGGTGGCAAGTTACAGTGGTTACCCCCCGACCAAGCGGGTATCGCTACAGTATTCCAACCAGGCAATACATATTTCGTTTCCAAAAATGGTGACGATGATAGTGATGGTCTCTCTGTTGAGAAATCATATGCTACTATTGCTTATGCACTTTCCCAGATTCCATCTGGGTCTAATACAACTCTTCTAATCACCGCTGGTGAGTATGAGGAAATCTTCCCTCTATCAGTACCCGATGGTCTGACTGTTAAGGGTGTTGGACAACGTGCAGTTTATATTAAACCAACATCTGCTACTGAAACAAACGATGGTTTCCAGTTAGGAAACGCATCTACAGTAGAAGATCTAACGATTGGTAGTATGTTCAAACCACTTAGTGGCACGAACTACGCTTTCACATTTAGAAGTGGTGCAACTATTTCTACTCGTGGACCATACGTTCAAAGAGTAACTGTCCTTAACAAGGGTAGTGTAGTAACTGCTGCTGACCCCTTTGGTTATGGGTCTGCCAATGCTTATCCAACTACTGCTCCTGGCGGTGGTGGTGTTCTAGCAGATGGTAGCGTTCTCAACGCAGCATCACTGGAAGCATCCTTCCTACTCAACGAAGTAACGATGTTCGTTGCTGGCAATATCGGTCTCGATATGGTCAACGGCGCTCGTGTTGAGTGGTTGAATGGTTTCGTCTACTTCGCTTCAGAAGCAGTTAAGGGTAGAATGGACCAGAGCACTGGTCTAGCAGGTGCTGGTAAGGCACGCCTGACGCTAGAGAACGCCTCTGGTGGTCTTGTCGCTGGTAATGTAGTCGAACTATATGATATCGCTGGCACCTCGGCAATTGCTACAGGTACTATCGATAGCGTTTCTGGTTCTTATGTCTACCTAACCAATGGTGGTACAGGCACCTTCCTAGAAGCAGGCACTCGTGTCGCTAAGGCAATATCTTTCGTAGATAATGCTGCTCTATCAACAGTTCAAGCACGCTTCGGTAACTCTTCACTAGATGTGACGGGCAGCGAAACCGATTGTTTGAATGTTGATCCATCATCTGGTTTCGGTTTCGGAACCGGAGACTTCACTGTTGAATTCTGGTATCGCAGAACTGCTACCAACGTTGGCAATGTAGTCTTCGATATGAGAGACGGCAGTGCTTCTGATGATGCTATTACTGTTGTTGAATCAGCAAGTGATGCTCTAGCAGTAAAGGTTGCTGGCACTACAGTCCTAACTTCAGCAAACTCCTCTATCACTAACGACACCTGGCATCATATTGCCGTTGCTCGTGCTAGTGGAACGATGGAACTATTCATCGACGGTGCTCAGGAAGCATCCGCTTCTGTAGCAACTGACCTTGCTGTTAGCAGACCTCTCACCATTGGTGCTGACTATAGCAATGCTAATGGTACGATTGCTTATATTGATGAATTACGAATTGAAAAAGGTGCTGCTAAGTATACCGCAGCATTCGTTTCTCCGACTGTTGCCCTCAAGGGTGACTCTGCTACGGAGATTCTACTACACCTCGACGGCACTAATGGTGCTACTACTACCACTGATGACATTATTGTCTATCAGGACATCCGTATTAGTGGTTCTAACACCGCCGACCGTCTCACCCTTGCTGACTACAGCGAGTTTGGTGCTGACCTAAGAGGTTCTTCTTGTGCCGTTGAGTATGGTAACAAAGGTATCATTGGTGATGGTAAAGGTGTAACGCTACGCCTCATCTCAATGAACTTCAGTTTCGTTGGTGCTCTTGGAGACATCACGAACGACCCTGCTCTAGCAGTTCAGGCAAATGAAATCACCGAACTAAATGATTCTGAGGTATCTTACACCAGTATCGACCAGAAGGGTGACTTCCGTGTTGGTGAATCTTTCTATGTGAACCAGGAGACTGGTGAAGTATCATTCTCTGATACCACTACAGACCTCACCTCACTATCAACTCTTACCATCACTGATGGTACTAACAACTCTGTCATCACTCCTACCTCTGGTAGATTTGGTAACATCCAAATTAGTGGACAGCAAGTTGCTTCCGTTACTGGCGACGTTGACATCGTAACAGCAGGTGCTGGCGAAGTTAATATCTATGGTAATACAAACATCATCGGCATCTTAACCGCTCAGGTTATTCAGATTGACGCCCTACAGAAGGGTGACACTGGTATTGCTCTAGATGACACTGGTTCTGATGGAACTATCCGCTTCAATACCGATGGTACTGAGGCAGGTCGCTTCACTAAGGACCAAGACCTTTCGGTCACAAATAACTTCCGCATCGGCGGTATTGGCACCATCCCTAACCTAGTTAGTTCTGCTGCTACTATCACCAATGCAACAATCACCACTCTAAATGTTGAGAACATTGTTAGTTCTGGTGGAACTAGCGGTGGCGGTGGTGGCGGCACAGGTATTGGTTCTACCTCTATCAGTTCCCCCAACATCAACATCTCCGGTCAGGCGGATTTCAACAATGTCAATATCTCTGGTATTGCCACTGTTCCACATCTAACTGTAACCAACTCACTTACCAATACTGGTTATTCAACCATCACTGGTGACCTTGGCGTTGGTGGAAACATCTGGTTGGATGGTGACCTCAATGTTATTGGTTCCCAGAATGTTAGCGAGTTCTTCGCTACCAATATGCTGATCAGTGGTATCGCTACCTTCGGTACCGTATACGCCAACAACGATGTTCATTGTGAAGACACAGTATTCGTTGGTGGTGCAGTAACAGTATCTGGTCCAATCACAGCAGTAGACATCGTTGCTTCTGGTGTCGGTACTATTCCTGTAGCAGATGTTGGACACGCTGATGTTGATTCTATCAATGTCACTGGCGTATCTACCATTGCTCAGGTTGACATTGGTAAGATTACCGTAGGTGACCTCACCGTATCTGGATTTGCAACTGTCACTGATGGATTGTTAGTTGATAATGGTGCAACCATCAATGGTACTACTAACCTAGTAGGTAGTGTAGCAATCAGCACCAATCTAACAGTCAGTGGCAATACCCAGTTGGGTGATGACTTTGCAAACGATACAGTAACATTTGTATCACAAGTTAGCAGTCAGATTGTTCCTAAGGCAGACAGTGCCTTTGGTCTTGGTCTTACTGGTCTTAGATGGGCAACCATCTTTGTAGATACTGCTACTATTACTAATAACGCAACCGTTGGCG